CACTTTCAAAGAAAGCTTCAAAACTTTGAAACTGTTGTTTTTGTTCCGGCTCCATCTGCTCCCATATTTGAGCAGCCATCATTTGCTGTTCTTCTTGAGGAGATTTAGGACCTTCGTCTCCTGAGTATTTAATACTAGGTGCGTTAGTCTGTAATTCTTCTGAAATGTTTATATCTTCTATTCCCATAGTTCTGTTAGTTTACTTTGTTTTTCCTATTAAATCAAGAGGGGGCATGATAACTTTTACGTCCTGTGCCATCTCTTCTGCCTTATAACCCTTGACTTCCCAGTCTTTTCTTTCTTTAAAAATTTCACCGGTCTCAAGGTGTCTGTAAGTTTCTTCTACACTAACAGCATCTAGAACAGGTACGTCTTGTCCATCTATTTTCGTAGTCTTCATTATGTTGTTACCTCTTTTTTAATGTTTAGATAACTGATAGCTACATCAAACGAGTCTGTTGTACTCGATTGTACTGTAAAAGATGTACCACCTTCAATTATCAATGGTTGGGTTAATAATTCTGTTGTAACATTAGCTGTTAATGCTGCAGATTTAATAGCTGTAACACTGTTGTTTGTTACAGTCACACTTGGTGTGCCAGCTGATGTAACAAGTATAGATTTAATAACTATCGTTTCATTAACTGCCGGAATACTAGCACCTAGTGGTGTTATTGCACTACCACTTGTATTATTATCTATACCTTTAAATTTGTATTGGTTTACTACTGCCATTAATCTAAAAAGAAACTTCTAGCTTCTATCTCCTGTTTTATTTCTTCTTGAAACGTTGTGTTTAATTTTTCTAACACGGCATCTAAATCTCTTACTAAAGATTGTGCCACATCTTCTTCATATTCTGAGCTTGCTCTAGTTAATGTTTGTACTATCTTTGCCACTATCTTCTTCCTCCCGCTTGTATATCTAATCTAAAAGTTCCTAATTTCCAACTAGTATCAACAGCTGTATTAGATATAGTAAGGGCTATTGATCTAGCTCTAGCACGTGTGTCTACTTTTGTAGTGCTTGATGAAACAGTAAATGGTCCAAGAGATGAACTCGCTGCCGCATCACTAGGGTAATTTCTTAAATCTAATTGTATAATAGTGTTTCCATTTTGATTAATAAAATCTGGAATAATTCTACTAACTCTCATTATGTTTTCTCCATCCCCTCTAAGATCAGCCATGTTAGTAGCAGCTCCTCTAACAACTTTTTGAGTAATGTCATAGTCACCAGAAGTAATATCTGCTGGAATAGCTGTCGTAACACCTAATCTAATTTGATTAAGTCCAGTTTCGTGTTCATAGTAATAAGTAATACCGTCTGTATTACCTTCAACATCAAAAGATGTATCCGTACCTGCATCATATTGTGTTGCATGTGGTAAACCAAATACAGCAGAATCTTGCCAAGTTGTTCTAATAAATAAAGGACTTGCATTTACAAACCATATAGGTCGTTTGGCTGTTGAATCTAGATAACTATAAGTAACAGATTGTGTATTAACATTAGAGTCAGCTTCTGGATAAAACCATGTGATCTCGCCAAACAAGTTATTAATACCACAATAAATAAATTGATTTGATGTTGTGTTAAGATTATCATAAACGTAATCTTCAACTAAACAATCCATAGATTCTAGTTTACCTGTGTATCTAAAGAAACCATTATCTGACATCCAATAAGCAGCACCATCAACTTCTACGGCCGCGTTCTTACCAATCAAACCACAGTTAGTTCCAACTTGTTCGTAAGCAAATGTAAAAGGAGTTCCAACAAATCTCATAGTAAATAAAGATGTGTCAGACCAAATGTAAATTGCATTTCTACCAAGCTTAGCGCCCATGATCCGTGATCCGGCGGCCAGTCTTTGTGTACCCGCACTATTTTCAGCTGTTGGTGTATAATCATTTATATTTTCTTGAGAAGAAAATCTTATAAACATATCGTCTTGTGTTGTTTTATCGCCAATAATAGTTTCAGTTCCAAAAAATACTAAGTGTCTATCTGGAGTGGATACTAACATATCTCTTGATGCTGTTGGTGCACCAACTATTATTGTAGCTCTAGTTGATGTTGCATTAGTTAGATCAGCATTCCATTCAAAACATTCACCGTTAAAAATTAAAGCAATTAATGTACTACCTAAATTATCCAAAGACCATAAACCAGGTTCCGCAACTTTATCCGTAGTCGATGCTGCTTGGCCCCATCCAGAAAAACCACTGTGATTAGTGACAGTTGCACCGGTGCTGTGACCAGCGTTAGTTGTTCCTCTAACATTTCTAGTAATTCCTGTAAAACTTGTAGATGTAATTCCTGTGTAAGATATTTCTTCTGTGCCTACTTGTATAAAATTTGTTCCTGTGCTCGGAAATCCAGTTGTACTAGCTACATTAATCGTGGTTCCTGTTCCACCCGTCCCTGCTGAGTTAGCAGATAGTGAACCATTCAATGTAGTTGTTTGTGGATTAGTTACTGAACCACCCCATTGAGATATACCGTAACCAAAGACTCCAACTTGTTCAGCTGGACCAACATGGTAATATTGAAAGAAAGTAATACCCCCCGAATTTGTAGCACCTGCCCCACCTTCATTACCAGGCATTGTAATAGTAATAACAGTAGTGCTAGGAGCACTTGTTACCATAAATTTTTTATCAGCAAAATCTGCTGCTCCAAAATTAGAACCTGTGATAGCAGTAAAAGTAGAAGCGTCACCAAACAAAATAATATCACCTGCTTGAAAAGTAGTCGGGCTTGAAAATGTAATAGTAACTTCCGGTTGACCGTTAGTCGTGCTAAATGCACTTGTAATAGCTGTACCTGTTGGATTAACTAAAGGATGTATATCGTAGTATACTCCTCCTGAATAAACATATAAAATTCTGTTAGTTCCTATAAGAGAGTATTTAATACCTTCTCTATTAACCATGTGGTGTAAACCCCTAGCAGCGCCAGTAAGTTTACTGTCTCCTAATTGTGACCAACCGCCTATTTTTTCTGGAGTACCATATCTAAAACGAACATTAGTTCCACCTGTCCATTGTGACTCAGCTCCTGTAGATGTAACTTGTTTATTAAATCCTGGTAAAAACCCTAATTTTTGTAGCATAATATATCACTATATATTGATATCTGTTTAAAATCTAGATGTAATTTCTTTAAGTATTTTCTTATAATTAAAGTTTTTTACTTCATAATCTACTTTAACAGGTTTTTCAAACAGTTTGTTTGTGTCACCATATTTACTAAAATCAATGGTATTCATCCAAATAGTTAAATCATAATCTTTTCTATACAAATCATAAGGACAAACAAAATCTACCACACAAGTTTTATTAGCAATAGCACATAAATTAAACATCCTAGTGACTTGTCTTAATCTTCCAGGTTGAGAAAAATCCCAATCTTTAAACATGCCTCTTATTTCATCTGCGTTGAAATGAGGTATGTCTGTATTTGCAGTCAATTGTTTTGCAAATGTAGTTTTCCCTGATCCCGGTAATCCGAATATAAGTATTTTCATTATTTGTTATAAGTATACCAACCCGTAATAATATACTTTTCTTTGTCTTTGTTTATAACCCCTCTATGCGTATGAGTAAAAGCCGTAGGCCAAATAAGAGTTAACCCTTTTTCACAAGGTGTAGTTATATTTTGATTTCTAAAATCTGTGCCCGCATTTTCTACTGTATTTAAATAGGTCATAAAAACTAACACTCTGTCTGAAACATCTGGATTAGCAGACTCGTGGTGCCATATTTTAAAACCCCCACCAGGTACATAGTATTGAATATTATAGTCTATGTTAATATTGAACTTAGCATACCGATCAACATCGGGATATCTTTCAACATACTTTTCTAAAATTTTTTGTTGGTAATCTCTATACTCTTTAAGAATAGGGTCAAAATTATGAGGACTAATATATAAATCTTGAGACTCTTTAACGTCTGTATTTAATCCGTGTTTATTTTTATGGACACACTTACCAGTAACAACATTGTCTTTATTGTCATGAAATAATTTTATTAAATTATCGCACACCTTTTCGGGTATGTACCAACCCGCTATAAAAGAGTCCAATGGTGTTTTAAATTCTTTCATTTAATATCCTAAAACTTTATAATCTTGATAATAATAATTTTTAATATAATTAACCTGATTTTTATTTAATTCAATATTAAATTTTACATCAATACCATTTATAAAATAATCAGAAGATAATTTATTTGTAACATGTAAATCAAAAGTATTAGTTAACCATTTAAAAAAGCTATCTTGTAACCCATCTTCAAATCTCCACAATTTTGTCTTATGATCTAAAAATTTAATCTGTGGCACAAACCAATTGCCTACATTATTTTTATCAATAAGAGCATCATTAATAAATTTATTTAAAGATTCTTGATCCTTGAGTATAGATTCAACTC